TGGTTGGGTGGAAGCACAGAATATTGAGATTGGAGATAGAGTAGTTCATCTAGTCAGAAATAGAAGAGGGGCAGCATATTCAGGAGTAAAACTTTCGACACAAGACAAGCGTGATTTTATTATGGAACATCGTTTGGTTTATGAAAGCCAATATGGGAACATTCCAAACGGATATGATATTCACCATATTGATGGTGACACCTATAACAACTCTATCGATAATTTGGAATGTTTGTCTCATTCAGAACATGCTAGAGTAACTGCTCTAAATCAGCCGAACAATCATATGGTTACAGGTTATATGGAAAGCGGAAAGTATGGATTTGTTAGTGGAACATTGAGCCGCCACGGAACAAAAACAATTGTTTCGATGCCAGAAGAACTGAAATCGAATCTGCACCAGTATGCTACAGTAGAAGAAATTACTGACGGTCCTATAACTGATGTGTATGATTTGACCGTAGAAGAAACACACAATTTTGTTGCAGATTTTATCGTTGTGCATAATTGTTCCGAAATTATTTTGCGTGATCGTGAGTTCTGCAATCTATCTGAAGTCGTGATTCGTGCTGACGATACTCCAGATACTCTTGCTCGTAAGGTTCGTCTTGCTACCATTCTTGGTACATTCCAGTCTACACTTACTAACTTCCGTTATCTGTCAAGTGACTGGAAGAAGAACTGTGAAGAAGAGCGTCTGCTTGGGGTGTCTCTGACTGGTATCATGGACAACGAGATCACTAATGGCCGTGCTGGTGATCTACCCGATCTACTTGAGCATCTACGCCATGTTGCGGTGGATACCAATAAGGAATATGCCCATAAGCTAAAGATCAACGAGTCTGCTGCAATCACTTGTTGCAAACCTTCTGGCACAGTTTCACAATTAGTAGATGCTGCTTCAGGGATTCATGCTCGTCACGCTAATTATTACATTCGTCGTGTTCGCGCTGACCGCAAGGATCCAATCTGCCAGTTTATGATTGATAAGGGATTCCCTGCCGAGCCATGCGTCATGAAGCCAAACCACACAGTGGTCTTCTCATTCCCCATGAAGGCTCCTGAGCATTGCATCACTCGTAATGATATGACTGCTCTTGAACAGTTGCAAATCTGGCTCACCTATCAGCAGTACTGGTGCGAACACAAGCCAAGCGTAACCATCACTGTTCGTGACGAGGAGTGGATGGAAGTCGGAGCCTGGGTCTATAAGCACTTTGATGAGATCAGCGGTATTTCATTCCTTCCACACTCAGACCATACCTATCGTCAGGCTCCATACGAAGATTGCACCAGAGAGCAGTACGAATCCATGCTTGCCAAGCTTCCAAAGGATGTTGATTGGAGCGAATTGTCCAAGTATGAGAAGGAAGACAACACCACAGGAACCCAGACTTTCAGCTGCACGGCTGGGGCATGTGAACTAGTTGATCTTACTAAATAAGGTATGGACTATAGGCTTAATCTCATTAAAATATTATTAGAAAGAGCTAAAGCTAGATCTAAAGTATCTAAAAATAATAGCTATTCTACAAAATTAAATAATATGAGAAGCAAGCTTTTAGCTTATGCCGTTGGTCATTATACAGATTCGCTTGAAGGAGTTAATTTCGATACAAATGATCAAGAAGCCGATGTTGTGCTTGGAGATGATAGCACAGTTGAAGTAAAAAGTGTAATTACCAAAGGTAGAGTACCTAAAGGTGTTCATTATAATTCTTCAGTACATCACGATCTTTTGTCTGGAGTTGATCAATCTAGACTTAGAAGAGGAAGACGCTATATCGGCAAAGATTTAGAAAAAGTGGGATTAGATCCAAGAACTGTTGAACAATTACATTATAGCGAAAAAGGTAATGCTTTAAGAATTACAACCCCTGAAAAAGATAAGCCGCATATAGAGGGTATAATTGGTAAAAGAGATTTCCATGTTATTGGCGGATTTGATAAAATATTTGTTGCTGAACCAGATGCTAAAACAGCAAAAGGTATGAGAGATCTAGAAACATCATTTTACGCCACTGACGCTTATAGAGGAAGAAAAGCAGCTAAAAGATACAGACAATATACTTCTGGTGGTCCTTCTACATCAATTGGAATAAGTTTTGGATCAAAATCCGAAGGTGAAACACCAGAAAATTATCAAGCCAGAATACAACAGGCAGAACAAAAAGCAAAAAATAATGCTTCTAAAATGTGGAAAAATGGAAGTTTTGATCATGCAATGGCAACTATAGGACAAGAATTTTCAAGAATAATACAAGCAAGAAGAGATGAAGGAGATCATGATGTTGCTGATGATTTCCAAGAAGCTTTAAAAACTTTGCATTCGGAATACAAAGCTGCAAGACCAAAACAAAAAAAGAAAAACTAAAGCAAAGAAACGCAAATAAATAGTATGTGATAATTGCTGGTATTGATTACTCTTTAACTTCCCCTTGCATCTGTATCTTCAACGGCAGAATGCACGGGGAGTTTTCTTATAAGAACTGCATGTTCTATTTTCTTACCGATACCAAGAAGAACGCCACGATGTTTAATAATAATATTCGTGGAGAATTGTTTCCTGACTATACCGCAGAATGTGGTAGATACGACAGCATCTCAGACTGGGCAGTTGATCTATTAATTGGTTGTAATATGGTTGCCCTTGAAGATTACGCTTACGGAGCAAAAGGAAGAGTTTTTCACATAGCAGAAAATACAGGAATTCTTAAATACAAACTCTGGCAACAATCAATCCCTCTTGATGTGGTTCAACCAACAAAAGTAAAAAAGTTTGCCACAGGAAAAGGAAATGCTGGAAAGCCAGAAATGTTTCAAGCATTTGTCGAAGAAACTGGAGTCGATTTACGATTTCATATGAACGATGCAAAAAAGGAAATAGGCAACCCAATATCTGATATTGTGGATGCCTATTATATTTGTAAGTTCAATTATAAAGAACTTAGTCCTTCTTCTTAGAGAAGAATTCTTTCCATCCCCAAGCAACAACAAGGAAAAGAACTGGTAGATACCAGATTACCCAGCCATATTCATCTTTTACCATCTTGTTATTTTCAATTTGGCTCTTGATGTCTAGCATAATTACGCTATCAGCAGTGGTATCTGGAACTATTTCTGGACCAGTTGAGCAAGCAGCAACGGCCAATGCTACGACTAGAACTAATGCCCAAAATTTTCTCATGACTTCCTCCCTGCTGCGGCTGTACCGAAATAGAATCCTACGATTGCAACTAGAATTTGTCTGTTCTCAGAAGTATAAAGATATCCGTTGATCTCAACAAAATACTTCTTGGTAGTTTCTGGAATCAAACCAAAAATAGCTTCTGGATTGCTGCTATCAACTTCAACGAAGGTAGGAACTCCAAAGAAAGGAAGAATGAAAGGAGCAGCAATGGTTCCGAATAGAACGGTTAGAACGATTAGCTGTCGCACTCCCTTGCCGACATCTAGGGGAACTCTTTGAGCCGCCTTGTTTTGGTTCTCAGTGGTCTGCTTGTTAGCAGTAATTAGACGCTCAAAAATTTCCTTCTGATCCTGGCTCTTTTGAGCCATGAATCTGAATAAAAATCCAGTAAGGCTTCCGCCTATCAATGAAATCAACTCAGTCGGCATAATAATCTCCAGAGTTATTTATATCTAAATCAATCTTCTACTGGATTTTGTTGCGGTTCTTGAGCAATTTTTCTTTTTAAGAGAATAGATTTTTTTTCACAAGGAGTTTTTTTAGGACCAATAATATCATCAATAGTAATTCCTGCAACTGCTCCACTACCAACAGTCATATCTTCTAATAAACAATCTATTATAGAAAATCCTTTTTTCATACAATGATCTTCAAGAAGATATAAAGATTCGTGTGGTAAAACATTATATCTATACATCTCATTCAAAAAATAATTGAACGTTGATAATTCATTAGATAATGATGTTTTAAGTCCAGGCTGAGATGAAGTATCTATTATATTTTTAAGTTTTATTATTAAAAGCTCTAATGGGTCTATTTCAGCATTTTTTTGTACTGATGGTCTAATCAAACGTGAAAATGCAGAATCATTATTTTGCAAAAGATCTAAATTTCTTCTGGTTCCAAAAATAGGATCTTGATCTCTTATAAAATTACCATTCCTATCGATTATTCCTCTTCGGAATGCATCAAAAGAAGTATATGGGGCAGCTAGCATAGATAAAAATTTATAAATGGTAAAACTTCTTACCATTGTTGATGACGCTCCTATGCCTTCTTGAATATTAGTCATTTTTTTATTTTTTCTTTTTTATTTAATATTCTAACTATTCTAGCATCAGGAGCTAATAATTTTATATTTATTTCTGGTACTGAATCAATTTTTATATTTAGATAATCAATAAAAGCTTTTATAAAACCATGATATTTTTTTTCTAGTTTGAAGAATATCATTCTAACAGCAGATTCATTACCAAAAAGATTACATAAAATTAAAATATGATTGCTAATTAAATTATCTTTTAGTACTTTTTCTTCATCAAATTTTTGAAAAAGTCTTCTAATATATTTAATTCTTTTTACATCATCATTAAATTCTTCGATTGAAGCGCAAGAAGGATTTTTATACTTTAGCTTTGCGAATAAATCGAAGTTTTCTTCACTTAAATTGTCTATCATCCAGGTATAACCGAAATATCAAATTTATATAAATGGTTTGGAGTTACGATTACATCAATTACCATTTGCAATCCTTTACCACCATTGAATTCAGAAATACCATCTGTTACCTGAAAACCATTTGCTAAATCATGTTCTGGTGTAGTTCCGAATGTTCCACCAAATCTTGTTAATTTAAAAGTATTTGGTCCCTCTGGGCTTGCTAATAGTTTGGTTTTTGGAGTAAAATCAAAATCTAAACCAATAATATTCATTTTAGCTCTTAAAAGAGACAATGCTCCTCTAGGATCTAAATATTCTCTACCAGTAAATGAAGAAAGAAATGCTTTTACTCTGTTTAATTGCGTATCATTTTCTACTCTATGAACACCAAAATCGCTTGCTGCTGTTCTTGTAGTTTTTGATGGCTGAAATGGATTTGAAAATCCTCCACCATCAATAGATTCTGATTCTAATAGCTGTAATATTTGTTTAAATTTCTTCATTTATTTCCTTTGCTATATTTAGCAATTCTCTAAAGTATTCTAAACGAGTTTCGTTCATTGGTTTTTTATTTTTTAAAGCTTTGATTGATGGTAAATCTGGCTTTTCTTGCTTTATATCCTTGAATGCTGTTCTATTTAATTCCTTTGTATCTTCTTCCGAATTATCAATTTCCATTGAATCTATGTAAGGAGCTATGTTTTCTTTTATAGATTTCCACTTTCCACCTTTCTTTTTATAACATTTTGCAGCCCAAGCATTTGCATATGCACTTGGATATACATCAAATTTTTTCTTGGCTTGACCTTTGCAGTTCGCCCACTTTTTTTTGCTTTTTGGTACATTTTTTTCCAAAAGATCAATTGCTTCTCCTAGCATCTGGCTAACGGATTTGTCCCCTCGCCACATCTGGCAACT